ACTTAAAATGTATGGTCAAGACGTTTACTATCTTCCAAGAGATATTGTAAACGAAGATACTATTTTTGGTGATGATGTTCCGTCTAGTTTTAATTCATCTCATAAAATCGAAATGTACATCGAAAACATAGAAGGTTTTGATGGTGATGGAGATTTATTTACTAAGTTTGGTGTAGAAATAAGAGACCAAGCCACATTTGTTGTGGCTAGAAGAAGATGGACTCAAACTGTTGGTAGATATGATAATGAAATTAATTCAGTTAGACCCCTTGAAGGTGATCTAATTTACATTCCTCTATCACGTTCGTTGTTTCAAATTATGCATGTTGAGCACGAACAACCATTTTATCAATTAAGTAATCTTCCAACCTATAAACTACGTTGTGAGCTATTTGAATACAATGATGAGGATTTGGATACAGGCATTGAAGCTATTGATGATATAGAACAAGATCATGCATACACATATCTATTGACACTAGACAGTGCAAGTAATGGGTATACTGAGGGCTTTAAAGTTACTCAAACACTGGGTGATGGAACTATCATGTCTGGTGAGGTAGCTAAGTTCTCAGACTCTGATAATATTTTACATTTAGTTCATGTTGGCGCAAATGATGGCAAATACCACGAGTTTGTAACTGGTAGAAACATTATTGGTGATAGTGATAACTCTATATCTGCTGTAACTATAACAGGTGAAGATAATAAGATTGCTGAAAATGAACAAAATAATGACTTTGAAACTATTGCTGATGGATTCTTAGACTTTACAGAGTCTAACCCATTTGGTGATCCTAACGAGACATAGCCATGTTCGGAACACATTTTTATCATAAGAAGATTAGAAAGGCAGTTTCAGCCTTCGGCACAATGTTTAACAACATCTATGTGCTAAGAACTAATTCGGCTAATCAAGTTATTAGTCAAGTTAAAGTTCCTTTATCTTATGCCCCAAAACAAAAATATTTAGATAGAATTAGAGAAAATCCAGATTTAGATAACGATACTAAGGTAGCTATTAAGTTACCTCGCGTGTCATTCGAAATTGTTAGTTTTAGTTATGACCAAAGTCGTCAGCTACAAAAGACAAATAACTTTTTCCAAGCTGGATCTTCTAATACTATTCGTAATAGATTCTATAGCTTTGTGCCTTATAGTATTAACTTTCAGTTAAGCATATATGCTAAGTCTCAGGATGATGCACTCCAAATCGTAGAACAAATTTTACCCTTCTTTAATCCACAGTATACGCTAACTATGAAGCCATTCGATGATTATCCTGATATTAAAGAGGATATTCCTATTACGGTGGTAGGCGTTAACTTTGCTGATGATTTTGAAGGACCTATGGAAGCACGTAGAACTATCGTTTATTCAATAGATTTTGACATGAAGATTAATTTGTATGGTCCTGTTACAGAAACAGGTGTCATTACAAGAGCAATTACAGATGTATTTGATAATGATACAAATGCACAATTTGAAAGAATTAACGTAACACCAAATCCAGAGAATATAACAGGTGATTCAGACTTTGGATTTAATACAGATATTGATCTTCTACAACCATTCGAACCTTATGTTAATTATGGATATGTAGACTCAGATTATTTTGTTTAACTAGGAGCAATCAATGGCCATTACACTTAGAAATACTAAAGGCTCTGCTTTAACATATGCTGAATTAGATGGTAACTTTACTGATCTAAATAGTAGAGTACTAGATTCTGACGGCATCAGAGCTCTTGTAGACTCGGACTATGTAAATGCCCGGGCTACACCGCATTATTCTGGGTTTGACTCAGACTTTGGAACCAAAACTACTACTAACCTTGCTGAGGGAACTAATCTCTATTACACCACGGCAAGAGGTGATAGCGACACGCAGGCACTTGTGGATTCAGCTTACGTTCAAGCTAGACAAACCTCGCAAGACTTTGCTTACTCCAGCTTAACCGGTACACCAAACCTTAACGAATTAGCTGGTGATTCAGATATAGATTTTGGTTCAAATAAAATATTGTATTCAAATAACTATGATTCTACCGGATCTTTACCAAGCGCATCAACATATCATGGTATGTTTGCTCATGTCCATGATGAAGGCCGCGGCTACTTTGCGCATGGTGGTAACTGGGTTGGACTTGCGAATAAAACCGAAGGCTTAGGCGGTTTAGATGGTGAATACAACAATGGTGCAGTTATTGATGTTACAGGCGATGGTAGTGATTTCTTCAAGCGTGAAGTTACAACCAACGGTGTAAGAATAATGGGTGCTGGAACAGTAGGTGGTCAAACAGCAGTTCCAGATGCGTGGTTGGAAAAAGTAGCTCGCATGTTTGAATTGTTTACAGATCCAAACGGAGTTGGGATTAATGAATCAAACCAACGAGGATTAATTAAAACACTAAGCGGTGATACAGGTACATATCACGCTGGATTTCCAACTATTCAAAGAGTAGCAAGAGGCGCAGGTGCAGACTATTCTCCAAACTTCTTAACTGATTCAGGTATTGCTAGTTGGAACCTTACAAATTTACTTGATAACACTGTTCAAAACGATATGGTTTGGTATTTGAATTCAACTGGTAGTGGATACGGTGATGGCGATCAAGATGCACAAGAAGTTATTGAACACGTATTCCACACATTACACATGCACGGTTTACCTGCAGATAGTATAAAACTATATGAGTATTTGGATTCTAACTGGGCCACCGGTGATTTGTATGCAGCAATGGAAGAAGCCTATGATGCAGGCAAGTGGGATCCGTCAGGTTATGGCGGAGTTGCCTGGAAAACAGATGCAAATGCATATGAAGTAGCAGCAAAAGAATATTTGTATCTACTTAACTTCTGTATGTTTGAATACACGAGTCTTTGGGACGGAGGAAGCCTTGCTCCCGAATGGACAGATGATATGCGTACGCAAGCTGGCATTCAAGCGAATAACCCATTAGGTTATGCTTTCCATAATACTTGGATTGCTCCGGTTATTAGTAAGCCATCAATTGCTACTATTCAAAACATATTCCAAGATGGTAACACACCGGCTCAAGACGATCCAAATCTTGCTGGAGATCCGGGATATGTTGTAGATTTTCCACTTCCAGGGTTTGAGCTACCAATCACTTCTTTAATTGATTCAGCTTACGTTCAAGCTAGAACAACTCCGCACTACAGTGGGTTTGATTCAGACTTTACAGCAAAGTCAACAACTGATCTAACAGAAGGTACGAATCTCTACTACACGACCGTTAGACATGATAGTGATTTCACAATTTCTTTGAATAGTGCTATATTAGACTATTCAACCGATTCTGCTACTTTGTGGAGTGGCACTGCGCCAACTACTGTGGACTCGGCCCTGGATAGAATAGCTCTAGTCGTTAGAACACTTAACGGAGGCACCGGTGCTTAGGTAGGTAAATATGAAAAAAGATGATGATAACACAGCAGAAAATGATTTTGAATATTCAAGACAAATTTACCACGATCTCTTAGCTAAAGGTTCAGAGGCTCTTGAAGATATGATGGAGGTAGCAAGAGCTACTGAACATCCAAGGGCCTTTGAAGTGCTATCGGGTATGATGAAGAATATGGGTGACATAAATGGCAATCTCATGGATCTTCATAAGAAAAAGAAAGACTATCATAAAGAAGATAAGCCACAGGAGTTAGCTAACCAAACTACTAATAATGTATTTGTTGGGTCTACAAGTGATTTACAGCGTATGCTTTTACAAGATGAAAAGGAGAATATAGTTGACATTAGCGATTACAAGACAGATGAGTGAAACCTACCTTGGCAACGCAAATATTAAAAGAGACGGAGTCTTACATAATTTTACACAGCATGAAGTACGAGAATATAAAAAGTGTTTAAATTCTCCATCATATTTTGCGGCCAATTATTGTAAAATTATTCATCTTGATAAAGGCTTAGTGCCTTTTGAATTATACAAATATCAAGAAAAAATGTTTAATCATTTTAGTGATAATAGATTTAGTATTGTTCTTGCTTGTCGCCAGTCCGGCAAGTCTATTAGTTCTGTTGCGTATCTACTTTGGTATGCAGTGTTTCATCCAGAAAAAGTTATTGCAATTATCGCAAACAAAGGTGCCACAGCTCAGGAGATGCTTGGGCGTGTAACTCTCATGTTAGAGAACTTACCATTCTTTTTGCAACCAGGGTGTAAGGCACTTAACAAAAGATCTATAGAATTTAGCAATAACAGCAGAATTGTTTCAGCAGCAACGTCTGGTTCATCAATTCGTGGTATGTCGGTTAACTTGCTATATCTAGATGAGTTTGCATTTGTTGAAAATGCTGCTGAGTTTTATACATCGACATATCCTGTTATTTCATCAGGCAAAGACACAAAGGTCATAATAACGAGTACAGCAAATGGGATCGGTAATCAGTTTCACAAAATCTGGGAAGGTGCAGTCCAAGGAGTCAACGAGTTTAAATCTTATAGGGTTGACTGGTGGGACGTACCGGGGCGTGATAATGACTGGAAACAACAAACTATTGCTAATACAAGTCAGCTCCAATTCGACCAAGAGTTTGGTAATACATTCTTCGGAACAGGAGATACGCTTATAAATGCTGAAACATTAATGGGTTTCAGGGCAAAACCACCTTTAAAATTACTTGAAGGAAACAGTGTTTGGATCTATGAAGAACCACAAAAAAAGCACGAATATGTAATGACTGTAGATGTTTCGAAAGGAAGAGGACAGGACTATAGTACATTTAATGTGATCGATATTAGCACAAGACCTTTTAAACAGGTTGCTGTTTATCGCAATAATATTATTTCTCCCATACTCTTCCCCAACATTATTTATAAATATGCGAAAGTCTATAATGAAGCTTATGTAGTTATTGAATCAAATGATCAAGGAACAGTTGTCTGCAACGGAATGTACTATGACTTTGAATATGAAAACATGCATGTAGAG